CCTCCTTGATGTCCTCAGCGAAGAACGCCTGAAGCGCCTGCTTGCCGAGACTGCCCTTGTCAATACGCGCCGGAGTCTTGACGACCCTTTCGACGGCGGGCTTGGTCTTCCGTGAGTTGGAGGGGAAATCCCCACGCACGGGTACGTTATCGGTCATGTTCGCTCCTTCTGATATGCGGGGCCCCAGGTCTCCCCAGGGCCCCGCTCGGGTTTCTCAGGCCTCGATCTGGTTGAATACGTCCGGCCGCTCTTTCTTGGCCTGCTCGATGAGTGCCTTGGGCATGACGCCGTTGAAGAACTTGATGCTCTTCTTCTCGTCCTCCAGCAGGCTCAGAACGAACTCGTCGTAGAAGATGCTGTCCTTGAACTTGGCGAGGATCTCCGGCGACTTCTGGAATCGCTTACCGTCAGACGACCGCTCGCCGTAGGCCTTGTCGACGATGGTGCGGAAATAGTCGAACAGCTTGAACTTGTCCTTCTTGGTCCAGTCCTCGGGCTTACGAGACATGAATGCCTGAAGCGTGTCGGTGAAGCCGTCGGGCTCCGACTGCTGGAGATCAATCAGGTCCACCTTGTTCATGTGGAACCAGAGGGTCTCGGTGACCATGTCGCCGTCAAAGGTCTCGGCGGTAACGTTCATCTTGATCATGGATATACCTTTCAGTCCATCGAGTTGAGAGTAGTGGCTGCGAGCGACTTGGTCTGGTTGACAATATGGTCCCACGAGGTCTTCTCGTCGAACTTGTCGCTCTTCTGGATGACGCGCTTAACTGTCTTGCCGTTCTCGGTGAGGGTAACCACCACGGCCGCCTGAAGCTCCATCGTTCGTCCTTTCTGAAAAATGAGAAACCTAGAACCCGGGTAGGGTTCTAGGGTGAGTAGGGTCAGTCGTCAGACTCTTCGACGAGCTCAGCGTCCACGATGTCGTCGTCCGAGTCGGAGGCGGGCTCCTCGTCGTCGCTGTTACTGTTAGCAAGGGCCTTCACCAGGACGAGCGCGGCGAAACCGGCTGCGGCTGGCAGCACGTAACGCGCACTCTTCTTGGCGACGGCACCGAGCTTGGTCCAGTTGACAGTGACGATGGGGGTCTCGTCCTCAACGGTCTCGGGGGTCGGAACGGTGGTGGCAACGGTGTTCTCGGACATGAGAGTTCCTTTCGAGTTGATGGGGTCTCATTATAGTGCGTGCAGAATTTGCGAAAGCCTATGCCCTTTGTTAGAGGGCACGGGCGTCTAGTTGGTCGAGGGCGTCTGCATGGAATCGATGGTCTCGGCAAGGGTCTCGGCGTACTGTCGTCCGGCCTTGTCACCGACATATGTGCCGAGGACACTACTACCGACGCCGTAGATGGCGGTCAATACCACTCCGGCTGGAGGGCAGAGAGCGCCGACAACGGCACCGGCGGGAATGCTGGCGGATGTCGAGGCGACAAGGGATACAACTTTGTAACCGGTGGTCTCTTTGAAACTCATGGGGGTTCCTTTCTAGATGGGTCTCGTTATAGGCGGTGCTCCTTTCACGAAAGCTTGAACCACTTCTCCGTGGGCTCGACTACGAAATCAACGACCACGACAGCCTTCCCGTCATCCGAGACCTGGGCGCCGTAGTGCACCTCGATCTGCCTCTGCTCATTCCATCCGAGCTGATCACCCAAGGAAATGCCCTCGAGGCCAATGCCGGCGTAGAACTCGTTGAGGCTGACGCACATCTCTCGGAGGAGAGTGTAGTTGAGTTCGTTGACGACACGGTCGATCTTGTTGACGGTGGACTTGAAATAACGGCCGCTGTAGGCGTCGTAGAACAGGACGTCGCCCTCACCACAAACCACAGCTGCGTCACGAGGATATGGATCCATCTTGGACGCGGCATTCTGGGAGATCGTCTTCTCCTCCGGACCTAGGCGATCCTGAACGGATGCGCGATAACGGTCGTACACCTGGCGAGTGCCCTCGTAGGCAAGGAGCAGGGACGACTCGCGCTTGACTGAGATGCTGTGAGCTCCGATGACACAAGCGCCAGTGGCCAATATGGCGACGGTCGGAGGAGCGTAGATCTTGGCGTAGATCTTGATTCGCTGCTCTTTGGTGAGGCGCTTGAAGTCGTCAATATCCCACTCCTGCATCTGGCGGTCCGCATGGACGCTCAGAGCGACCGACGCCCCGAGGCCCAGCAGCGCCAGTCCGGTGAGGATATGGTGCGAGTTGCGTACGACGAAGTCCTGGGTGGCTTTGACGAATGCGAGATTCATTTGCTCTCCCCTCCAATGTTGATGAGCGCTTTATACCACTCGTTCTCTTCGAGATTGTCCTCGCGTTTCCGAATGTAGTCTCGATACATCGTCTTTACAGAATCACTCACGCTACTCTGGATAGCATTGATGAGCATCTGCTTGGCGACTTCGGGGGCCACGTCGGCTGGAACCGTGAGTGTGACCTTCTGCGTATTGGTGATGGGATCCGGATCGTGGAATTCCAGCTCGATGTCTTCAGGGTTCATATGCGTTCCTTTCTATCGAGAAACCTAGAACCCGGGTTGGGTTCTAGGGATGAGGTGGTCAGTTGGCGGGAGCGTTCTGCTCCGCGGCTTTCTTGCTTGCGTACTCCTCGACCGTCTCTTCAAGCACCTTGGTCATGTAGTACTGGGTGGCGAAGGAAACGGCGAGGAGGGCAACGGAGAAGACGACGCGGGTCTCATTATAGGCCATGCAGGATCCGCGAAAACCTATGCCCCTTGTTAGGGGCACGGGTGTTAGAGGCTAGAGTCGTGGTCAATGATGCCGGAGAAATCCTTCTTCGAGACCTTGTAACGGGAGAGCACCCACTTGACGATGGCGTAAATACCAACGCAGTAGATGACAGACTTGACAAGGTTCTCGACGAGGCGGGAGATCAGCATGATCAGTCCTTTCGGTCTATAGGTCTCATTATATGCCCTGCGGATCTTGCGAAAACCTAGAACCCGTGAAGGTTCTAGGTGTGAGAGTCACTTCTTGGTAGAGTTCTGTCGGAAGATCTTCTCGATCTCGGCCCAATCCTCTTCGAGTTGCTTCTCTACGTCGTCGTAGTCCTGGGCGGGCTGATCTGAGGCAGACTTAAGGAGGGTCCGCTGGCGGCGGACGGTCTTCTTGAGCGCCTTGATCTGCTGTGCCTGGGAGTAGACGGTGTACAGAAACATGACGAAGGAGATGAAACCGAATGCGATGAAGAGGCTAGACATGGCGAATTCCTTTCGTGGGGGTCTCGTTATAGGGCTTGCAAAATCCGCGTTCCAATTTCCCCACCCGGGAATTTTTGGATTTCGAAAAACGGAACTTTTGCAAAAACCTAGAACCCTTGTGGGGTCCTAGGCTTTCGTGTCTCAGATGCGGATCTTGGCGACGAATCCGAGTGCCTTGGAGGCGACGGGGAAGATTTGCTCAGCCTTCACGATGGCGAGGATTCCGAGGATGGAGCCGGCGGCGCCCACCACAGCATCGGGGCTGGGGCAGAAACGACGGTGTTTTGCGTCTTGAATCTGCTCAAGCTCCTTGATGCTGCGAAGAGCTTCGCGATAGGCTTCACTGTCGGGATCCATGCCGTCGATGAAAGCGTAAGCCTCTTCGAGGGCCTTCTTGGTGTTCGGCTTGTTGTCGGACATGGTATTCCTTTCAAATGAGGGGTATCATTATAGACCATGTCGATCCCGCGGATCGTCAGACCTCGGAGACCTTCAGAGTGGCCGTGTCCTTCTTGGTCATGTCCTGAGCGGGGGTCTCCAGAGCGGCGTAAACCTCCTGGTTCTTGTGGTCCACATGGAGCACGCCGTCAACCTCGGGCTCGTAGTTCTTAGCCGCAAGACCGAGCAGAGCGCCCAGGAAAGTGTCGAGAGCGGTGATGGTACCCACAACCGCCTCAGTGTGAGGGAAACCCCACAAACCCGCCAGGGCGAGATACAGGGTGGCGAGGGCAGGAAGCAGGATCTGAGCGATCCACTTCAGAGTGTTGTAGGTCTGATTCGACAGCGACATAGCGCTTGTCCTTTCTTCGGGTGTCAGGAAAATGGATCGGAAGCCTGTTCACGGCGTCCATTACCTTTTCGGCAGTCCCGTTTCCGCCGAAAGTGTGGTAGGGCTGATACAGATACTTCTGCAAGTCCTCAAACTCATCGATGGTGATGTAACCACGGGACAGATATGCGGTTCCCATAGCCACGATCTGGTTGTGCGCTAGACCCAGCATTAGCTGCGTCTTGGCATCATGCCTTTCCGCACGTTTCTGGAGATACGCCCAGAGACCAGTACTGGTGAGAACGGAGCCGAATATGGTGATTACTAGCTCCACAGTGTGAGACATTCAGCCTCCGATAGAAACGATTGGGCGAACTCCGTACTTCTCAGCCCACTGGGCCCAAGTGACTCGACGCTGGTTGCCGTAGTACAGGCCGAAGTAGTCCTTGGAAATCTGATCCCGGAGCCAGAAGGACTCGCCCGGGGTCGGAATCGGGTTGCCGACACGGAAATACGAGAACTGACGAGAGATTGGTCCGATAGTGTGGGTGTCGCCATTGATGCGGTTATGCACAAGATATGAGCCGAACATCTCGAACTCGGACGGAATGGTGAGTTGTGGGTACTCCCAGTTCCAGTCCTTCTCTGTTCGCTCCCAGGCATTCCCGGTGTTCTCGTAGCCGTGCGGCTCCATAACAGGGAATGTCCTGAAGTCCGACATGGCGAAGACCTGGGTAAGCGTGGAGAAACGCACCATGCCGTTAGCATAGTCCCGTCGCATCTTGGTGCCGTTCCACCCGTTTTCACACCACCCAGACTCTCCAATGTTGTCGATTCCGAGATTGCGGTCGCTCATGACCGTAATGCGGTGCTGATTCTCGCCATTCGGGTAGTCCAACCACCGGTCGAAGTCGACGATGATCCACTTGCATGAATTATCGTTGTACTGCCAGTAGTC